CGACATTAATATAGCTGATTAGAACACTCTTAGCCGTGGGTAAAGATCACCCCACCTGCTAATTGAGTGTAGTCATATATTTAATATGTCATTGTTTTCCAGTTGGCACTGGAATGATAGGTAAGAGAAACCGGACCCAAAGCTCACGACGTACAATGGATTTGTACATTTAAATTTGATGTTTTAGAGTTGCATCTGTTCGATTACGAAACTCTAACATGTTTCACCTCGTATAGAGGTGACTGTCGATAGAAACCCTAATTTGCTAGGTAAGGTTAAGTACAGTATTACTATGACTTGTAAATGCAAAGGCCCGTAATGTTTATGACGACACGCGAAGCTCAGCGAGCAAACCAGAAAGGGCTGAAAAACGGGAATGCCAACCCGGGCAGGCAATGCCGCCGAACCAAATCTTTAGAACGTAGAAACAACCGTTTCCGTGAGAAGTTGGAACAGAAATATATCGAGGATGCCAAAGGTATCAGATATTGTATGAATGTTAAGTGGAGTGAAATCCCCGACTCTGTCAAGGAGTTATGGGATTTTTACAAACCTCAGCATTCTGCCCACCTGTTTGACATCTTGCCACAGTCAGAACAAAAGACTGAAAAAGAATGGAGACAAGAGTTGTTCGAGAAGCATAAGGACAAACATCGCTTTAATGAAAAAGAGAAGCGACGCCGTGAATATTTGAAGCGCGTACAAAAGTATGCTAAGAAAGAGATAAATCCGCAATGTGAGGAAGATTCCTCACCAAGTGTAGTGTCTAGGAAAGTTGACAAAAAGGAGACGATTAAATTCTGCTTGAATTTGGTGTCACAATTTTATACACCTGAACAGATTGCGGCGTATTTGAAGCGCATGGATATTGAACCGCAAGATAAACCTATAGAACCTTTTGATGATGAAGACGAGTTAGTCTCACTCGAAGAAGAAGAGTTTGAAATTGACGATCTTAGTCTTAACGAATCGATAGGAACTATGGAATCACGGTCTGTTTCATCCTTTGAAGGAAGTGTAGGAACACCATCAAGTGCAAGTTTACTTGAAATTCATTCAGATTATGAAGAATTTGATATTGAATATTTTACGCCTATTGAAGCGTTGGAGATCTTTAATCGCAATGGTGTAGTCACCTATAATTGTGTTGAAGAAGTACCAGAACGCAACAGAAGAGGGATAGTATTGATCCACCCTGACACTCGTGAACCGATTGTTTGGGGACATATATCACCTCAGGCGAAAGATGGTGAAGAAGATGAGGAAGAAATAGTTTTCGAAAAGGATGATGAGCCAGAGTTTGATTTTGATGCTGGCTACATCGCAGAGCGTAATGATTATGCTCGTGCTTTAGTTGAGACAGAACCTTTTGATAAAAACGAAGCGCGTTTTCGAGAACTATTGGACAGTGTTGGCACAGCGAATGAATACGTGCCTGATGGATTAGATGACGAACAACGTACTGAAATTGACGAATGGATTTCTCACTTAGAGAATCTTGCTATTTTGTCATATCAAATGTATCGAGCGGAAACATTTCTTGATATGTTTGTTGCAGTCGTTGCGTATGCTAAGATGTACAGTAAACGTAGTTTAGTCATGGAATTATGGAAAATGATTGATGATTTTACAGCAACCACGAGAGAGATAGACCCTCATGGTACCACAGAGTGGACAGGACGTCGTCTGCTTGACAATTGGGAATTACTCAAGACTAACACTATCTGGAGTAAGATTTCCTATTTGTTGTCAGCAGCAATGTCTATGACTGCTTGCAGTACTAAGAAGATTGAGTGGTCTCCCTTTGGATTGAAGTTGGTTGCAGCGGAGGCTGCCAAGGAACAGCTCAAAGCGGTGGATTTATTAGACGCTTTGATCAAGACGTTTGTTTGGTTTGTAGAAGTTGGAGCACAGTGTATTTCTGAAAAATCACTTGCCCCTCTGCTTTACTCTGATG